TTGGGCTTCGAGCTGGCGGCGTTCGTCCGCAGGCAAGGAGTCGATCCATGCCCGGTATTCGCGCTCGTAGGCGGCATCCTTGGCGGACTGGCGTTTGGCGTAGTCGTCGGAGTTCATGGTTGGCCTCCTTTCACGCCGGACCACAGCCGGGTGTCGCGGTTGAAGCGGATGACCTTCTTGTAGTTGGCGTAGCGGAAGATCCGGCCAGCCGTATCCATCGAAACGCCGAAGCGCTCCCGTATGTGGGCGAGGACTTCGCTGCGGTCATCATCATATGCCAGACTCCGGTCAGGCCAATGCGACAACGGCGGCATGTCCTCAAGCAGGGGCCAGAATCTGGGTGGGTCCTGAAGCCGGTTTCCTTTTTCCGGCGATGCAGTCTCCGACCCTTTCCCCTGCTGCACGGTGCAACTGCAATATCTCTCCCTACGGGAGAGAGATATTGCAGCATTTGCACCAGATGCAGGATTGGTTTTTGCAGCGCTGCAAAATGTGTTTTTGCACCAGGTCATGAGTCGTTGGTTTTAAGTTTTTTCCACCAGTTCCAAATGGTGCGCGGGCTGCACTTCATTATTGCAGCGACCTGATTCACGTTCGCTTTGGAAAGAGTGCCTCCATGGGCAGCTAAAACAGCCTTGAGCCCCTCGGAATCGAAGGCTGACTTGCGGCCCATCTTGTAGCGGCCGGCCGGTTTCTCCTCCTCCGCTGCGGGTGGTTCACATTGCTCCCAGCAGATGCCGCCGTGCGTGGCGTGACGCAGGAAGATCGTGTCGGTTGGCTCGCCTGCGGTGTCGGTCAGGCCGGCACGCTTGCGGCGCTTGGTCATGCTGAACTGGAAGGTCGGCGGCTCGCCCTCGGCGGTCTTGAGCCGCACCAGCACCGCGGTCTCGCGCGACCAGTTGGTCAGTGCCGAGCTGCCAAGGCCGCTGTAGGCAAGATCACTGGCGGTCCAGTGGGTGGATGTCTTAGGGTCCTTGGACGGCTTGCCGGTGTGGTGGAGCAGGCACCAGATCACTCCGGTGCGCAAACTGACCTCGTTGAGCAACTTGCAGCAGAACTCGCTGATGACGCGCTGCTCGGAAATGTCGTCGCCGATGTAGTTGAGCAGCGGGTCCGCCCACACCAGGTCGGGCTTGTGGCGATCGACTAGGGAAGAGGCGGCATCGACGAAGTCGGCCCCGGTGCGGGTGGTGTCGCGGTAGATGAAGATGCGTTCGTCGAGCAGCACCTCTTGTTCCGGCGTGAGTCCCATGCCCTGCCGCACGCCCTGATACATTTCGGCCAGGTCACCCACGTCGTTTTCAGCCTGGATCAACACCGAGCGCAGCTGCGCGATGGGCCTGATGGCAAAGGCCGGTAGTCCGAGCGCCCACAGGATCATGAGCTGCATGCAGAGGGAGGATTTGCCGATGCCCGACTGACCGACGACCACCAGCGACCCACCGCGGCAAAGCCAGCGCTGGCCGATCACGTTGTTCGGATCGTTGGCCGTGTCGTAGGTGGCGAGCGTCGAGACCGGGATGAACGAGTCCTCGGGCGGGGCATTTTGAGCGGATTCCCAGGCATCCCATGATGCTGCACCGAATTGCAGCTGCAGCAGTTGCTGCTGCCGCGCCTCGCCCCCGACCGTGCGCCAGCCGTCCGGGCAGCGCGACAGGCGCGAGGGATTGCGGTTCTGGCGGTCGAGGTTGAGTCCGGAAAACCAGCTCCAGATCGTCTCGACCCGGCGCTTGTATTCCGTCTCGTCCGGGGCATCGACGCGGATCCAGGCGTGCAGGCTCTTGTTGCCGGAGTCGATCAGGGCCGCCACCGGCATCCCGCTGGCGACCACCGCGTGGTATTGCTCCTCCTTCGGGATCGGCTTGCCGGTTTCGTCGCGGTCGAACTCGACCAGCACATGGCGGAATGCCGTGACGTCCTCGTTTCTCGCGCCGTCCTTGGCCATCGGATTGATCCGCAGGAACAGCCCGAGCTTGGTGCCGAAGACGCGGTCGATCCCGCCTTTGGTTGTCACCTTCGATTTCCATTCCGCGGCTGTTAGAGTGACACCCCGGCGCGGGGCGATCTCGCCGTCGTCGTTCTCCGCCGCGGGGGCGATGGCGACGAATTCACCCGGCTGGAAGCAGGCGTCGATCAGGTGGACGAAGCCGTCGTCAAGGCGGAGCGGCAGGGCCAGCGTCGAGCGCTCGCGTTGGACCGCAGGCGGTGAGGTGGGTCGTGAAGGTGGAAGCGCTGCCTTGGGTATCGGGGGGTTGCCCGCGCCGAGAGGTTCCCGCGAGGTTCGGGCATAGACCGAGCGGATGGTGGTCCGCGCTTCGGCCTCGGTCAGCCCGTCGGCCAGCGCGCGGGCGAGAAGTTGACCTTCCGTGTCTTCCAGCGGGTGGCCGGCGTCGCGGAACTGGCAGGTTGCGTCGAAGAGTTCGGCATTGCGCAGGCCTTCGCTCGCGCCGCGTTGGAGGTATTCCAGGGTGCGGCGCGGCAAGGCCATGGCGAGCCCTGGGGAGCGGTATCGTGCCATAGGGATCAGGGGGTTGAGAATCGTGCGTCGAGGAAGGCCTTGGCTTCCTCAAAGGTTGCGGTTTCCGGTCGCGGGTGGCCGTGGCGGCGCAGGACCCGGACTTGTTTCGGCGTCGCCAGGCCCAGCTTGCGGCGGGTGATCAGGCGATCGAGGATCAGCGAGGCGTGGCCCTTGGTCAGGACCCCCATGGGATCCAGCCCGAAGTTGGCCAGCACATCGAGTTGCTTGGCGGTCGGCGCGCCCGCCTGCCACTGCATGGTCGGGGCGTAGTCAGCCAACGCGGCCTCGTTGAGCGAGACGGCGAGTTCCAGGGGATCGAGCACGCTGCTGCGGCGGGTCCGGTTGGCGCGGAGCCGCTCGGTGAGCGACTTGGTGCGGTCAGCATTGACCTTCTCCCGGGCTTCTTCGAGATCGCCCTCGCCGCCGAGCTTGTCGGTGAGCGCCTTCGCGTCGGCTTCGTCCTCGGCGATCAGGTTCGCCGGTCGCATCAGGTGGTGCTCCTCGGCCTGCCAGAGGAAATCGAGGACGAGCAGGTGATCCTTGCCCGGCCAGATCCGGGTGCCGCGGCCGATGATCTGCGAATAGAGCGCCCGCACCTTGGTCGGGCGCAGGCAGACGACGCAGTCGATCGACGGCTCGTCGTAGCCTTCGGTGAGCAGCATTGCGTTGCAGAGGACGCGGGTTTCGTCGCGCTTGAAGCGCCCGAGGACCTCCTGCCGGTCGCTGCTCTGGCCGTCGACGTGCTCGGCGAGCAAGCCGCGGTCGCGGCAGATCTGGGCGAAGCGTTTCGACACCGCGATCAAGGGCAGGAAGACCAGCGTCTTGCGGTGCCGGTGCTCCACCAGGACGTCGGCGATTTGCTCCAGATAGGGTTCCAGCGCGTGACCGAGGTCGTCGGCGCTGAAGTCGCCGTGGGTGGTCCGCACGCCGCTGAGATCCATCCCCAGCGGCATCGTCTTGACCTTGATCGGCGCGAGCCAACCCTGGTGGATGAGGTCGAGCAAGGTCACCTCGCAGGCGATGTTTTCGAAGTAGCGGCCGAGGTTCTTCTTGTCGCCACGGTCAGGAGTCGCACTGACGCCGAGCACCTTCGCGTGGTCGTGGAAGTGCCCGAGCGTGTGGAGGTAGCTGTCGGCGAGCGCGTGGTGCGCTTCATCGACGACGACCAGTCCGAAGTGCTCCCGCGGCCAGCGCTCGCGGCGCTTGGTCCGCATCAGGGTCTGAACCGAGGCCACGACGACCGGCGCGTCGAGCGACGCCCGCTGTTCGCCCATCTCCACCTGGGCCTCGATGCCGGTGGAAACGCGGAGCTTGTCGACGGCCTGGGTGATGAGTTCCTCGCGGTGGGCGAGGATCAGGGTCCGGCGGGGCTGGTAATCCTGCGCGAGGCGGCTGAACAGGATCGTCTTACCCGCCCCGGTCGGCAGCACGCCGAGTTGGCGATTGAACTCCTCGAAGCCCTTGTGGATGTCCTGCCGGGCTTTCTGCTGGTAGGCACGCAGGCCGGTCGTCTCAGAACGGTTCGTTGTCATGGCGGCGTGCGGGTTGGGGTTGAGCGGCGGGCTTCGCGGTGCCGACGAGCCAGGCGGCGACCTTGTTGCGCTTCTTGCCGTTGTATTCCTCGACGCTGAGGCGGGCGGTGCCGGTCCGGCCGATCACGTGATCGGCGCTGATCTCGACGTCCTCCTCGGGCCTGACCACCTCGCCGGTGGCGGCACGGAAGGCGTCGATCTTCCAGAAGGCGGACGGGATGAAGACCAGGAAGTCGTAGAGGTAGCTGCCGGCGGTGGTCTTGAGCTTGAGCTCGATCATCTCGTGGCCGCCTTTGCTGATCGTTTCGATGGCGTCGACGACTTCGACTTGGTAGTCGCCGGCTTCGACGTGGTCAGGGCGTTCGTTCGGGGTGGATGCGGTGTAGGAGGGCATGGTCTTAGTGGGTATTGGTCTTGGTTTGCTTGAGGTAGGTGGTGGGAGCGGCGGCTTTCACCGAGGACTCCGGGAAGGCTTGATCGCCGGGCATCCGCTGCCGCCAGAGATCGCGGAACTTGGCCGCAGGGATGTCTCCGTAGGCCGCCAGCACGGGGCCGAAGCCGAGCTGCTGGATGTGGTGGCCGACCGTTTCGCAATCGACGAACTCGCCGCCCTTGCGGGTCGCGAGCTTCCAGCCCGGGATGCGGCCGCCGGTCTTGAGCCGCTCGCTGGCGATCTTCTTGGCCCGGTCGTGGAAGTCCTCGACCACCGCGCAGGCGCTCAGGAAGGCCCCGAGCTTGTCCGGGTCGGCGAGGATCGCATCGAAGTCGAAGCCGGGCTCGCTGACGCCCAGTGTTTCACCGACCGTGGCGAGTCGTGCCGGGCAGGTGTCGGCCCTGGCGCACCACGCGCAGTATTCGCAGGGGTTTGGCTGCTTGCGTGGGTCGTTGAACGACTTGACCACTTGGTCTACGACGGCGTGGGCCTCTTCGTAGGTGAACTTGATCGTCTCGACTTCCCGCTGGTCGCAGAACAGCAGGTGGGCGGTCCACTCGCCGGCAAAGTAGGCTCCCATCAGACCGAGGGCGTAGGCCGCCATCTGCTCGCGGTAGTTCCGCCGTGCCCCGGTCTTCAGGTCGAAGTGGGTGAGCCGGGTCGGGACGATGGCATCGGCGGTGCCGGTCAGGTCGAGGATCTGCACGCGGCAGTCGTCCTCGCGGGCCAGAACCCTTTCGCGGCCGGAGATCGCCCGCACCATCGAGACCGACCAGGAAACCGCGGCGATTTCGTCAGCCGTCAGCTTGTTGGCGATCACGAAGCGTTCTTCAAGGCCGAGCAACTCAGCGCGGAACGCGGTATCGAGCAGGGTGCCGCGCTCGGCGGCGGGGCCGACCACGGGATGGCTCTCGTAGCAGGGGCAGACTGCCAGCTTCGGCAGGTTCGAGGGTCGCAGCGCGCTCATGGTGCCACCTCCCGTCCCTTGGTCGCGGCCCAGTCCTGCACGGCGGCGATGAAGCGGCCCGGGTCGGCGAGCATCCGCTCCGCGTAGGCCGGATCCAGGTTGTCGATGGATTCGAGCGAGCCCTCCTCGGTGTAGCTGAGTTGGCCGCGCTCGACGAGGAAGTCGACGACGTTCGCCATGTCGGCCTTGTGCTGGAAGGCGGCGAAGATCCGGTCGGTGAGCGACGGGGCAGGGGACTTCGCTGCCGGTATCGCGATCTCACCGCCGAACACCGGGGCCAGCGCTTCGACCGTGAAGGCCAGCTTGTCCGGCAGGCCGTGGCGATTCTTCGCGTCATAGGCCGCCGCGTGATTGGCGAAGAGGACGCGCTCCTTGCCGCCGACCCCGCGCGCCTTGCCGTTGTCCTTCTCGACGGTTCGGGTGACGTAGTTGGCGAACAGGACCAGATCGGCCCATTCCTTGAGCAAGGGGGACACCTGCTTGCTGAGCTTCAACTCGAAGCGGTCGTAGCTACCCGCCTGGTCCGGTGCCTCGAACTTGCGCACCGTGGCGTGGGCGAGGAACACGACGTGCATCCCGCGTTCGAGCAGGGCGTCGAGCGAGTGGAGGAAGCGGGCGAATTCCTCGGCCAGCATGACCCAGCCTTTGCCAAAGCCAAAGTCCTCGATGCTCTCCTTGTTCGCCTTGCGGCACAGGTATTCGGTCAGCCGCTTTTCCAGCCAGTCGGCGGTGTCGACGACGAGGGTCTTGAACGGATGCTCCGACTTCGACAGTTGGGCGACGGCGGAGGTGATTTCCTCCCAAGTGGCCGCGGAGTCGAAGCGGGCCACGTCGAGGTGGTGGGTGCCGCCTTCGGTGTCGAGGAAGACGGGTTCCGGCAATCGGCCGGCCAGCGTCGATTTGCCGACGCCTTCGGGTCCGTAAACGACGGCCTTCTGCGGCCGGGTGATCTTACCCCGGCGGATCGCCAGGGACAGCTTGGATGGGGATGTGGTTTGCATCGGACGAATGCGGTGGGGTGTCAAATGGCCCGCCGTCGTCCTCTTCCCCGGACATGTCCCAAAAGTGTCCGATTTTGTGTCCGATTTTCACGCAAGCCATTGATCGGCAATGGTGAGTTTTTTCGGACTTTTTTCACCGGCCATCCGGACATGTCCGATTTTGGGGGTCAAATGTCCCATTTTGAGGTCCTGGAATGTCCTATTTTGGGATCCGAATGTCCCATTCTGGGGTCTGGAACTGTCCGATTCCGGGGCCCTAATCCCGTTGTCCCGCGGGATGTTTTGGCTTTCTCAACCATCGCTCCGGGCGGTGGAGCTTGATGCAAAGCGGTTTCAAAATTCGGCATTCCCAGCCGGGTCAAAAGTGTTCAAAAGAACATTCATCCTATCGCGTCCCGCATGTCCGTCATCCGCATTCCCCGCATCGTCCGTCCCGGCGTTCTGTCCCACCTCAAGCCATCCAGCCTCAAAACCCTGCTGTCTCCCTTCGCCGATTACTTCGCCCGCCGCGGAGCTTCGCTCGCTTGCCTCCGCGCCGCGGATCCGGTGCTCGATGATGTGGTCTCGGTGATCGCCACGCCGGTCGAGTCCACCCCGGCCGAACTCGTGGAACGCTTGGAACTGCTCGATCTGCTGTCGGATTCCGGCTCCACGATCCATTTCGAGGACGGCTACGAGAACCTAGTCGCCCGCCTGCGTGAAGCCGACGACTCCGCCGCGGACCTCGCGGTCAAGATCCTGATCCACGCGCCGGACATCGCGTGGCGTGAGTTCGACCGCCAAGCACTCCAGGCCAGGCGCTCGCTGGTATCCTTTTCCTCCAATCCGGCCCTCGGGTTCCTGTCGCCGGATGCCAGCCGCGTCGCGAGGCTCGAAAACTTGCTGCGGCCCTGGTTCGAGCAAAACGCCCGTTCCGGCATTTGCCGCGTCCACATCCGGGAAGAAGCCGGCGGCGTGTCGTTCGTCATCCGCCATGGCGACCTGCTCAAGCGGATCGGGGTGTTCGACGAGAACGGCTGCTCCGCGTCCAAGATCCTGCGCCCGGAGCGGGTGGATGTCGCCCACTACCGCCACTCGACATGTGAGTGGCAGATTTCCGGGATCGGGCGCCGGCTCCAAGAGCTCTACCGCGCGTCTTTCGGCTCGGTCTTCCACGCATCCACCACCGCGCTGACCCATGCCCATCGCTACTCGCTGGAGCCGCTGCGGGAAGGCCCTTCGGCCCTCGCCTGCGATCCCTATGCCCGGGTCCAGTTCGCCGCCCTGTCCTCGCTCAAGCTAGGACTCCCCGGCGGCAGCCGGATGGCGGTCTGCCATGGCAATGTGTTCGAAGCGCTCGCCGGCCTGAATCCGACGCTCCTCCAGGGGGCTGCCCTGCTCGAAGCGAAGCTCGACCTCAAGATCGCCACTCGCCGCCGCCTGTTCCCGGTCATCCTCAATCCCGCGACCGACAAGGTGTCGGGGATTCACCTTGATGACGCCATCGCCCCCTGGCTGGAGGCCCGGGGTTTTTCCAACCACGGCCATGAAAGCGTCCTTCTGGAAAGCGCTTGAGGCGCTCGGAGCCGCGGGCTCGGCCGCTTGTGACTGGCAACTGCAACTCGGGGCGGATTGGAACGCCTGCGCCGCTTTCCTCCGGCCGAGCGGACGCAGTGCATCGACCGTGATCGACCCGCGCCATCTGTCGCTCCATGCACCTCGTCGTCTCGCCCTGATGGTCGATGGCGAGGAGGACTTCGTCGCGGTGGACGATGACCCCTCGCTGCCGCCGATTCCCTTCAAAGCTGCCGAAGTCGTCGAAATGCAGCCGAGCTGGGAACCGATCGGCCAGGCCTTGGCGACGGCGCTCCGCTTCGACTACGGAGCTTGGGAAAACCAGGGGGCACTCCGCCGGATCGGCTCCAGCCAGGATCCTTTCGGACGTGTCACCCCGGTGCTGCTCTTTCTGCCCCCCGGTCACCTTGGCGACTACCACGGGCTGTTCCGCGAGCTTTCCGCCCGCTCGGAATCCACCGTGCTGTTCCCCGGCAAGCGCTGGTTTACCGCGGAGATCGAGGCGCTTCGTGCCCGCAACCACCTCGAATTCGTCGATCTCTCCGAGCGACTGGCGGCCATCGATGCCCAAGCGACGCTCCGGGCCCCGCTCCCCGCGATCAGCCGCCCGCGCGGTCCGGCCGGTCAGCAAGTCCGGGCCGTGATCCATGCCGGAAACGGCCTGACCTGGGAGCAGGTGCGGGTGGAAATCGTCGGCAACCAGACCATCCACCTCAAGGCCCCTGGTCAGGACGGCAGCTACTCGTTCCCCAAGCGCGCCCAGCTCGGCCCGGAGCACCCGCTCGGTATCCTCATGAGCCTCGCCGCGAAAGGGGAGTGGAGGAATCCGCCGCCTTCGTCCGCGGACTATGAGCGGGTTTCAAAGGCATTCCATCGTCTCCGCATCCTCCTCAGCCAACTCGTCCCGCTCCCCGGCAAGCCCTTCAAGCGCTCCCGAGGTGCCTTCGTGCCGCTGTTCGAGGTTCGCGTCGCCCAAAAGCTTTTGGGCGCCCAATGACGGCTGCGACATTTTCGAACCTCGGTCCCATGCCCGGCGTCGAGTCCTGATTCCCTGCCTCGACAGCCCGCCGATCTGATTGTTAGTGATCTCGATCGTCCATGGTCCGCCCCCTTCGCTCCACTTCTCCGCCCGTCGCGACCCTAACCCTCGCTGAGATCGCGGCCGAACTCGGGCGCGACCGGCTTTACCTGCTCGGCTGGATCAAGCGCTTCGAACTGCCGCTCGGCCAAGGCAACCGCTACCCGGCTACCTACCTGTCGTTCTTCCGGACCGTGGTCTTTCTCAGGCTTGCGCAGATCCCGGAGGAGAAACTCGTCGAGCTTTGGACCCTGGAGAAGAAGCTCATGAGCTTGCTGAACGTCGATACGTCGAGTTCGCCGACCTGGATGATCGACGGTCACGCGGCGGCCTGGAACGATTCCCGCCGGCTCTTTCTGAGCCGCTTCGACATCGGCACCGACTTGCAAGGTGCCTGCGTCCAACCGGGGCTGGATTTCTCACCGGCACCGGCAGAACTCTTCGGCGGCCGGGACATGGGCGAGGACGCCCTGAGGCTGCTGGGGATCTACCTAGCCGAGTTGAAGCCGGTGCTGGCAACCGTGGCTGCCCAGTCCGCCCTGCTGGCGGAGGCCGCGCGGTGGGCCGGCCGGATGGGAAAGCGGATCTGAAAGAGGCCCCTGGATCCGTTTTCGGGTCGCTCCCTCTCACGTGCGGGCGCGCGTTCTGTGATAGTAAGGCGCAATTTTCGCCGCCGAACGAACCATGAACACCACCTCATCGCTTGCCGTAATCCTCAAAAGCACCACCTACGAACTCTGCCGTCCCGAGGGCCGGGTCGTCGGCACTCCCGGCCACGCCACCGCCGAGCGCTACGTCGCCCTCAGCCTGGCCGAGATCGGCTGCCGGCCCTACCGCGGCACTTCGTTCGCCCTGCCTTACCGGCGGGACGGGATCCGCTTCACCAATTTTGCCGGCGTCATCCCCGGCAAGGACCGCTCGCTCGCCCCGCTGCTGGTCGGGGCGCACTACGACAGCGTGATCGACGCCCCCTGCGCCCACGACAACGGGGCCGCGGTGTCGATCTGCCTGGCCCTCGGCCGGCTGTCGAAATCCTTGGCGATTTGCCGGACGATTTTGATCCCGCTGAGTGCATCAAGCGCCATCATTCTCGACGGAAATTTGTTTTGTATTCCTCAAGTCCTTGGGGCCACAAAATGAGACTGGAGCCTTTCCAATTGTATTCGTAGCTTACAACTTGGGCAGGGAACTCGTCGTCTTCATCCAGACTGATTTCAAACTTACCATCTGAAATCAATTTCCACGTGAAGGTTCGCCGTTCGGGCGCTTGTCGGACACCAGTAAGGTCCTTCTTGAATTCCCAGAACGAACCTGGTTTTTCACTATCAATCCATTTGCCCACTAAAGAGTTTTCGGGTTCAGGTGATTGCACCTGATCAAGCTCCTTGATGGTTGCCTCTAGTTTGGCTTTCTGCGCTTTCAATTCAGCAGCGCCGGATTCCACGTCGCGGATGATTTCGGCAGCTCTGAGACATTGCTGATGCTGGGGAGATCCCTCGCGGACAGGGGTCTTCTTGAAGTTGGTGAGGCGATTGATCGTATCGAGCGCGTTCTGCCATCGCTCCCGCTCGGAGCCGATCGTCGATTCGATCTCCGCGAGTTGCCCCTTGAGTTCGGCGAGCTTCTCCGACTTTCGCTCCTTGGCTGCCTGTTCGGTTTCTGCCGGATCCACGGACATCGGCCGACCTGGTCCACTGATGCGACCAGAAGCAACGTCACCGAGCTGTTCCTCAAGATCCTGCACAGCTTGACGGAAAGCCGACTCGGCAGGTCCCGCGGGCGTGAAGTCGAGGCGCACCGGTTTCTGCTCGGAGCGCATGAACGCGAACGAACGGGTCATGAAGTGCAAGCCTTCGGAGTCGAGCGGAACCTCATAGATTGCTCCAAAGGTCCGCGGTAAGCTGGCCGGCAATGCGGTGAGCGTCAGACCATCCTCGCCTTCCGGCAGGTAAAGCGAGGATTCGTCATGCTCCTCGTAGTTCCTTCCCTTGGAGTCCATCAACTGGGGAGTGAATGCGATCTGCTCCTCCTCATTGGTAAGGTTTGTCAGTTGATAGCGGACGTAGATGAATCGCCCCCCTTGGGACTTCAGGCTTCCTTCGAAAGCTCCATCATGAAGCATTGTTCCGAGCTCCTGCGCCTTCAGGACGACCCACTCGGAGTCTCCAAAGCGCACCTTGTCGCCGATGGATGCTGTTTCGCGGGCTGCCGGCCGGGCAGCCGGAGTTTCGGCTGGTGGTGAAGTCGGCTGTTCTTCCACCGTCTCCGGGCTTTCGAGTTCGGCTTGTTCCCCCTGCTTCTCGTTGATGCTTGCGATAGCCAGCAGCGAGAAGGCGGCGCAGACGGCGGGCTTGAAAAGGATGTCAGTGTTCAT